AGTAGTTTGCTATCAGTTCAATGTCTTGATAGTCTTGAGCATTTTGAACTACTTCAAACTCTTCATACTCATTCTCTCCCTCTATTAACTTAAAGGTTATTAAATGCATTGTCATATCTTCACCTCCTCATGACCCTCACCACTATCTGGACAGTAGTATAATGTTTCATCTACTACTTCAGCATCGTGTTGTTCTAAGTCCCAATCGATAGCACCATCTCTCATTTGTTGTAAGTATTCTTGAGCCTCTGCATCAGAGTGAGCCTCAAAATATCTTTCACTTATTACTGTCTCATTTACAACGTAACGATACATTCTAAGTGGTGCCTTTTCTTTGAGAGCATCTCGTTCTTCAACACATTTCTTCAATCGCATTTGGAGATTGTGTATCTCTTGTTGCTTTTGGTTTAGTTGTTCAATTGTAAAGTTTGTAGCTTTTGCCATACTATTCTCCTTTTATAAAATAATTTTCACTATGACATCGAGGACAGAAGACATGATTCTCTCCAGTCTCAACGTCAAAAATATATTTATCATTCTCTGCCCAATCTGTTCCCTCATAAGAACAGTCTAGACATTCTGATAGATGTTCATTACAAACATCAACGATTACCCAATCACTCATACTGCCTCCTTTCTAAACTGATGAAGTTTAACATTTAGCTTGTCGTAGTAGAGTATATCGTGACCACTGACAGACCAGTTGGTCATATCAAATACATCGGACTTGTTCTTGTCTAGTGATGTAATAGTCACAACGGATGTAGGGTCAGAGTCGAATTGTAAACTCCAACTGACCCACTTAGAATTATCATTTCTTGGTATACCCAACATACGAACTAAGTTCTCGTATGGTTCTTTTAGTTTACCCAAGTAACTAGAACCCATTGATATGATATGCATATCGTTGTGGGTTACAACATTTAGTTTATCCCATTTTCTAATTGGCATAGTACCTCCTTATATTAATCCAAATAGTAGTGAATATAATGCCCAAAATATTAGGACAGTTGTGGATGTCCACCAAATAAGTATTTTAATAAACTCCATTATTTAAACTCCTGGTTTTTAAATATATTACCTTTTCGTAGATAGATTTTATACTGACTATCGATGACGGCTAGTGTACGTTCGTACAACTCTTTGTCGTCCATTCTAGGGTGACTAATTATTATTTTAGGTTTTCTCATCTTACGTCCCCCAATGTCCATGTTTCATGGCTTGATAGTCTAGATATTCTCTAACCATCTCTTCAACTTCTTCCTCAGTAACGAGGGATAGTCTTCTGTCTTTAAGAACATTATGCATGATCTCACTTAGACATTCACCATCAGCTTTAGGAATGGCTTCGCCTATCTCGTTCAGTTCTTGTTCTCTGAACATATCTTTTTGTGCTTGTGACATATTGTCGTCTCCTTTTCGGTGTGGGTTATACCACCTAACTATCACCGAGTTATAGTTAGGCTAGTGGGATAGTGTAACAAAGGAAATTAAAAAATCACTACCCCACTAGACTAACTATAATATAATTAATCTAGCGAAAGTCAATCAGTCTTTCAGTTGGTCGATGTTCGAGTTGATAGATGAACAGTATCCCTCAATGTTTTTCACTTCGGAATCTATACCATCGCAAGTCACATAGACATCGTGAATCTCATCTCTGATCTCTGTCTGACCATCGTTGACCTTAGAGTACAGTTCATTTACTCTGTCATCAATGTCTTGTAACTTCATTTCTATTCGACCGATGGCATCAAATATATCTGATACCTTATCGCCCAGTGTTTCTAGTTCCATTATGCTACCTCCTTTTTGAACATTTGTTTAGCACTCTCAAGAGTAAACTTGTAAGTCTTACCATTGCTTTTCTTTTTCATTAGTACTGGATATCCTCTAGCTTTACGATTGTAACCTACAAGTATCCACTCTGGATGATCCTTATCAAGGTCAAGTCCAAAGTAGTCTGCATTCTTTTCAAGTTCTACTCTCTCTTCACTCTTAGCACCCTTGATAGTTACTTCAAGTTTGAACGTAGCTTTCGAGTCGTTGTAGCTACAGTTACCAATATCAAGTTTATAATTACTAAGGAAGTCTCCGACTCCATGTCTTTCATTGTAGGTAAATGTACCATCAATTACTTGTTGTAATGTTTCTCTAAGTTTTCTTAGTTCTTGTCGTTCAAAACCCATGATTTACTCCTTTGTTTGTGGGTTAATAATACACTCATTCCACCACTCACAATAATACTGCAACCACTTAGTTTGTAGTGGTGTCTTAGTTATTGTTGGGTCGTGTAATAAGTCATCGGCACTCATAAAAGGTAGGCTTTCATTAGTGCAGAATTTTTTTAATATGTTAGATAGATATGCTATCTTAAATGCTTCTAGTTTCATTAGTCTTTCTCCCTTGCTATAAACTTTACTCGTACCACTTCATTGACAAGTCTAACAAGTTCTTGATGGTCAGAAGAGTCTAGTAGCCAATTCTTTAACTCATCAACTGATTGTTCATATGTCTCATCTAATATTTTAGATCTTATTTCTTGAGTAGTAGTCATTAGTTATCTCCTTTGTAATATCGGCATCAATGTAGTTAGTATTAACCAGTACGGCTCTTGCTTTATGGACTGGGTTGCCATCCTTATCCACAAAGGTTGAATATTTGTAAGGGTTGTAGAATACTTTAGTCGTAGGGTTACCACCCATCTTGATATCTCTTAGCCAACTCCATTGCTTTAAGCTAGGGCATTCCCCTACTATAAAAGCATGGACATTCTTTCTACCCTCTTTAAGAACTCTTAGTCTACCTTTTTCTCTAACAACAAACTTAGATCGTTTAAGGAATATCGATTTACAATAACCGATAATTAATCCGTAACTAACTTGTTCTCTAGATTGAATAGACAAACAGTTCTTTTGTAAGTTTCTATAAATTGCTACCTTTGGCATTAGTTATCTCCTTTGTTAGTGTTTAGCATAAGCGACATTGTTGATATTAGTATCCCAACAAGCACGACAGTCGCCACATTCATACTTGTCTTTGTAACTAGCACCACACTTGACACCAACTGCACCTAAACTATCCTCAGATGTAAAGACAGTTGTAGTTAGTGGTGCTTTGTCTAGTGGTGGTGTGTCGTTCATTGGTGTTGAAAACCTAAGAGCAACATTACTAGGTAAAGACCTAGATTTTAATATAGTCTTCCAATCTTTGTACTCTTTAGTTGGTATCCAATACTTGCAGTTTGGTGTTTGTTCACAGATGTCTAAGATATCTTTTGCCATATCTAGACTCTGAATATCACCACTATCAAACCATCTAAAGAATGATAGTTCTGAGTTGAGTTGCACCATAACATCAACAAAGTATTTAGATTCCATAAACTCTAGCATCTGTTGGTGCTTTGCTTTGACATTAGGCATGTGGTAAAAGCCTCGTCTAGCATAGCAAAAATAACAAACACTATCCTTAATCTTGGATAGCTTGTCTCCAACTCTACATAGAAAAGCTGATATTGATAGACTAGGACACGGCATCTTAGATGTCAAAGTCCATACCAACTTCCTCAGTTGTTTAAGTTCCTTAACTGTTAGGTTTTTGTAATCTACTACCTCGTGTTTGAGATAGTAGAGTATTTTATTTTCAGTCAACATCGTCATTATCTCCTTATATTTGTTTAAGTTTAGCCATATCTTTATCAAATCGGTCTTTCATTTTCTTATCTACTACCTTATTGATGTATATGAATAATACTTGAACTTCATTAGTATCTAACTGTCTAAGCAACTCTTCAAGTGGTTGCTCTAGTACTTTAGTTATTAGTCTTTCTCTTTGAATATCCATTAGTTATCTCCTTGTTCTGTTTTGTCTAATATATCGTATTTATCAATAAACCTTTGATGATACAGTTTCTTAATCTCTGACTTAGTATAGTGTTCAATGTCGTGTTCTATATGTGACTCTAGTTGGTCATATAAATCAAACAACACTCTAAATTTTGATTTTCTAGTTTCTTCAGTATGTTCTTCGTGGTGTACTGGACTATCTAATTCAAGTTTTTCTAGCACTACAATTGCATCTTGAATATCAAAGATGTCGTCTAAACATCTACTCATAATATATCTCCTTTGTTATAGAATTGTTCTTGGCTAAAGTAATCCTCTAGATGTCTAAGATGAGTATAATCGTATCCATCGGCTAACTTACTTGTGGGAATTTCAAAAGGTTCTATCTCTCCTTTGACAAGTTTCTCATGATACTCACAGTTTTTGTAACTAACATCAGCCATAATATCGTGACAACTTTCTGAGTAATATCTCTCTTCATCGTCAATCCAATTAGATGCTAATGCTTCAAAGTCTTTACGAACCATAATTAAATTAGTCATGTTATCTCCTTTGTTAAGTTTATATTATCCTAACCACTTCACTGAGTAGTCTGGTTCTTCCTTACCTTTAACCCATTTCTCTAAATCAGCAGCTAACTTCTTGCTGACAAGTTTAGTTCTAAGGATTTTAATAAGAAACTTTGCTTGATGTCTGTTTATTCTTAATGCATCGTCAATGAATATATCCTCATATGGATGCTTAGGTTTTCCAGACTTTAATATTTTATTGAACTTGTTTTTACGATTAACAATACTGACCGTTTGACCTTTATATTGTTCTCCACCCCAACTTCTCTTAAGACCTATGTTCTTACTAGCTGTTGACTTTATTACAGTTCCCATAATATATCTCCTTTGTTAATACACTATTCTAAAGCTGATAAGGGAAGGAAATATAGAATGCCCTAGAATAGTGTATAAGTTATTATAATATCTAAACTAAATACCAAGAAATTTTGGCAAAAAGCCTTGATTTTCCGATGGTAGCCGAAAAGCCGACCAATTGCAACAACAAAATGCACTAAGTCTTAGACTATCTTACTGTAATTATTGCAGTTTCTGATTCTAACTGCGCTGATATTCCCTGATTAAACTAGGGATTTTCTATGTATTTAGAATGATTCTAAACTAGACTAGCGAATCTTCTTCGTATGATACTCTAATCTAGATTTGATTTAAATTTAAATTAGATTTAAAACTAGATTTAATTTAGAAATGACAATCTAAATCTAAATAGTATTGTACACAATTCCAGGTGTAGTATAAATAATTGTACACAATTCCAGGTGTAGTATAAATGCAGCTTTTCAAAAAATTAATCTAGATTCAAAAAAAATAATTAATGATTTGACAATGCTTTTTGAATTGCTTAAAATCTTAGAATGGGAATGGTTCCCATAACTTGAAATTAACATTTAACATAAGGATATAAATATGAAAATTTCAAAAAACCCAAAAGACTATAAACTTTTCACTGATAGAGAAAAAGATATAGCAGACGGAAACTTTGCTTTAATCACTGAGTATAATACACCAATGATTAAACTGTTTAATGATAACATCAAAAGAGGAGGCATTATGGCAAGCCCATCTAATATGGTATGGTTGCTTACTCATATTAAATCATTGAATGATAAAAACTTTCTGTCTTTAGTTACTGAAATGAAAACTTTCATTCCAGAGAAAAAAGAGAAACAACCTAAGACTAAAAAATCAAATGGTGTTGTGACTCAAATTAATGGTAAAACCTTTATCATTGATACTGCTACTGGAATTGCTAAGCCAGTGACAATTGAAAAAGAAGTATCTAGTAAGTAATTGCTAGAGACTATCCTACTCATCTTAAATGGTGGGTAGGGATAGTCTCTATCTAGACTGGGGGCTAAAAAAATTACCCTATGCAGCGCTCTTATATATTGTGTCTACCATAGACAAAATGAGCAGATTTTCAAATATGGCCCCTTGCTTCTAAATTTAGGGTACCCATACCCCTACCTAAAACTTTAGACTTTGTAAATACACCGATCATGAACTTACCTCGCTCTAGGCCGGGTCTTACCATAGGGTGGTTCCCACTAGTCTGACAGAAGAAGTCTACGTCAGTGAACCCACCTTGTTTACCCATAGCCTCGAACTCGACTGGGGTGTAGTGCTTATAGTGAAACTCATTGACTGGTGGTAGTTGGTGGGGGCGCACACATTCATTCGGAGATGACACTATGAATATATCTGATTTCTCTGCGGCTAAATCAAAGACTCCTTGTGCCAAGTCTGGTGGTATGTGTTCGATAAACTCAAATGATACAACAGCATCGTAGCTAACTGGTAGTTTTTCAATGTCCACCTTGGTAAAATCTTCAACCATATAATTAATTCCTGGAGCTTTATCGGCATACGACTTTAGATATATAGCATGAGCTTCTTCTGATTTATCAATACAATCTATCCCACAATTAAGCATATTGTGTAGGATGTAGGAACCATACCCAATACCACAACCAATATCTAAAATATCAGCGGGCTTACTAACAAGCTCTTTTATTTTCTTTACCGCAAAGTTATATCGCTCTAAATGATCAGCCCTAATATTATTGGGATCCATAATTCTTTCAACCATCTGATGCTTTCATTTGTGTTGTCCAATATCTATCAAGTATATAATACCAACATCCATTAATACATGGTTCTACTAAAGCAACTAACCCAGCTTCAAACAATGAAGCACCAGTCAACCAGTAGACAACATTCATTGCTATGACTATATGTCCACATGTATAAATAAAAGCTCTTCCAATACTTGTGTTTATCATGTCACAACTTTCATAATACAACCTTGTTTCCAAGATCTGGCCATTGGTACAACTTCTCTTTTAAAATTTACACACCATTCACTTAAAGCTTTCCATTCTCCTTCTTCCCATTTTGGATAAGGGGATATAGGTGATGGTAACAAATCATCAAACCGTATTAATGTACCACTAACAATCTGATCATTTAATAATTCAAGAACAGTTTTTGTAGATGTATATAAATCACAATCAATATTCATAAACGATATATGCTTGTTGTGGTCTTTCTTCCAGATAGGTATAGTGTCTTCAAACCAACCCTCATGTAATACTACATTTGGTACTACCTTTGGTAATTCATTCATAGCAAAATGACCCTTCTCAATAACTTTATGACCCATGAACCATTGTTCGGGTAGTCCTTCAAAACTATCAAAGCCGTGAAATGTTACTTTCTTATTTAAACTGGCTAAATAATTTATAGATTTACCTTCATACACACCAAATTCTAAATAGTGTCCTTTTGGGTTTAGTATGTTCTGCATACAGAATTGGTACTCCATAATACGGTGGTCTAATAAAACCATAGGCTTATATAAAAATTCTTCAGGTCTCATTGCTCTCTAAATTTATTTACAAAATGTTGGGTTACTTTCGAAATTTTTTCATAGTAATCGTTCTGTTCTGCCCATTCAATAAATTTACTGTACTCTTCTTTAGACATTGGTTTATCTTGGTCTAAAAAATTAGAGTTAATATGTTCGTTACTAAACCATACAGTTAATATTTGTGGTTTTAACATTTGAGTTCTCCTATCTCCATAAAACTAGACCATAAACAATTACTTGCATATTGTCAATTAGTCGTTTATATTATTTCTACCAGTTACATCCGCTTAGTTTTATCCTAATAAACTAAGTTTAGAAGCTCCATTCGTCTCCTACAGCTTTGGACTACTGGTATGTAAAGAGAAGGGAGTGGTAGTTGTGGGTTATTATCCTCCCTTCAAAGATTTAAAGCTATGACAAAGAAAAAAGTACACATTCTCTACGGTAAAATGACAGAAGAAGAGTTAATTAACTTGCATAAAGTTAAAAGAAAGGCGAGAATATACGGAGGGGGCGAAGAATTAAAAGAAATACAGAAAGAATTAGAGCGCAGAAGACTAAGAAGGATACAAAAAACCAACCCAGAGGAGTATAAAAAGAGAATGTTAGAGAAACCAGAAGACAATAACGTAAAAGTTCCTACATTTCGTGGACTAACCGCTATGCAAGAGAAATTCTGCATGGAGTTTGCAGGTCATGGGGACGAAGTCAAGGCATATTTAGCGGCAGGCTACCAACCAGACAAGAATGATGCACGAACTAGGGCTAAAGCTAGGGTAATTATGAAGAATGAAAAGGTTATGGAGCGAATCAAGGAGTATCAAGACGAAGCCGTAACTAAAATTACGTGGACAAAAGAAAAAGTTCTAGAAAGACTAGCTAAAGTGTACAGTGAAGCTATGCAAGACAGTGATTTTACAAATGCTAACAAATCTATGGAGCATATTGCCAAACATTTAGGCATGTTTGTAGATAAAGTAGAGCAAACTGTAAAGACAACTGGTTTTGAAACGGGAGATAAGAAAAAAGATGTGGCTCGTTTAGTAAAAATAGCTGGTTTAAAAGTTGTATCGTCAAACGATGAACCTAAAGAGTAGTGAACCTATAAGCGACGAAGATATTGCTAAACTTCGTTACCTTGCATTCCAAAATGTCCGTGATAATTTCTCTGGATTCATAGAAGCCTTTGCACCTAAGTTAGTTGCTGACTTTAAAATGGGCAAACACATAGATGTCATTAGTAAAAAGCTACAACAAGTAGAACAAGGTAATATTAAACGACTGATGGTCTTCTTACCCCCACGTAGTTCTAAATCTTTGATATGTTCTAAACTATTTCCAGCATGGTATCTAGGTCGTCACCCTAATCACGAGATATTATCGGTATCACACAGTGATCAACTAGCATCAGACTTTGGTAGAAGTGTTCGAGATGTAGTTAATGATCAAGATTATCAATCTATCTTTGAAGATGTCAAGTTAAGATCGGATGTCAGGGCTGCAGGTAAGTGGCAAACTAATAAGAATGGTGTATATGTAGCAGCAGGTGTACGAACACAGATTGCTGGTCGTGGTGCGCACGTAGCTTTACTTGATGACGTAATGTCAGAGGAAGATGCATTCAGTGAAGCAGGTCGAAGATATATTAAAGAGTGGTATCCAGCAGGTTTACGAACAAGACTTATGCCGAATGGTTCTATTGTGATAATCAACACTCGATATCACGAGGATGATATATGTGGTTGGTTGTTATCTAATCAAGGTGATGACACAGATAAAGCTTTGAACTGGGAAGTTATACGAATACCTGCGTGGGTTGACGATAATAGTAGTAAGATACTAAATCTACCAGTTGGTGAATCATATTTTCCAG